AAAAACATTTTAATAAAGCAGTACGCAGACCGTTTTACGCATCAGACCTGCTGAAAATAATTCAATTTGAGGCACTTCTAACGTCCGTAGCGGCGTTTGATTTGAGCGAGGGTAGGCAGGTATCGGAAGTAGACAGAAAACGGCTTAAAACGGCTGTAGCCAGAATCAACGAAGCCGTTAGTTACATTAACTAGGGGAAACATATGAAAACACCAAAAGAGTTAGATGTTTTACGTCGAGCAGTTTGGTTTGAGGATACGCCTGAGATTGTTGAGGACATGAAAGCTCAGGGGTTTCCGGAGTGGTCTAGGCATTTGCACAAAATGAACATTTACCACAAGAATCTAATTGCTGAGATTCGTAAACTGCGTCGGGAATTAAAGGGGCAGTAATGACGATTGAGCTAGCGAGAGGAGAGGCTGAGGAACTGCTAAATATTTTACGGATGGTGTACTCGAATCACGAACTAACGAAAGCCATCAGTAATCGGCTAGCTGGAGATGTGCTGATTGAGTTCCCACCTGAGCCTGTAGAGGAAAAGCCTGTTGCAGAGTGGAAAGAATTGTCTACGGCAGAGATTAAGGCACTCTGGAACGTAACGAAGAAACCTAGTGAATTTGCCAGTTTACTGCTGGCTAAAGTGAAGGAGAAGAACTATGAGTGGAGACAATAATCGGTATCCGGTGGCATGGGGTTTAACAAGTGAAGGCGATCACATCGAGAATGTTTACCTCAAACAACAAAATGTTGAAGAAGCAATGGAATACTTAAATAAAGAATATCCACGAAGGGTTAGGAAAATTGTCCCGCTTTACACTTTCCCGCCACAGCGAAAATGGCAGTATCTGACGGAGACGGAGATAGATGAAATCATTGCTCCTAGACCGGGGTTTAGTGAAAACGAGGACGAATGCGCTGAGTATGATCGTGCTTTGAAAGTTGCGTTGGACATTGAAGCTAAGTTGAAGGAGAAGAACTATGACTGACATGGTGAATCATCCACCGCACTACAACACGGGCGGGATTGAGGCGATTGACTACATTGAAGCGAAGCAGTTGGACTTTCATCTTGGGAACGCAGTCAAGTACATCAGCAGAGCCGAACACAAAGGAACGTATACGCAAGACTTACAAAAAGCGATATGGTATTTGAATCGTGCCATTGAAGCTAAGGAGAAGAATAATGAGTCTTGAGACAAGAGCGATAGAACTAGACGAGGCTAGGAAGGCTCGAATCCTAAAGTCAGAGAGTATTGACGTTGAGAAGTATCTACATTCTAACGACGTAACGATACGGGTTAAGAAGGCTTCTGATTGGCTAGACTCCATCAAAGAGGCTTACCTATCGGAAACGGTAGAGAAGAAAGTCGTTATGCCTTGGACTAAGACGCATGATTCTTTTGCCTATCGTGAGGGTGAAGTAACTGTCTACGCAGGTTCTAACGGTGGTGGTAAGTCGCTTATCACGGGTCAGATAGCGTTGAGTCTGGTTAAGCAGGGTCAGTCAGTCTGCATAGCGTCGTTTGAGATGAAGCCTGAACGGACGTTACAGAGGATGCTTAGACAGTTCTCCGGGGAATCGTTGGATGATCCGTTGACTCACGACAGGGCAGGATTTATCACGAAGATGGTTGACCGGATGGACAAGTTTCTATCCGACAAGATGTACCTTTACGACCAGCAGGGGACTACTACGCCGGAGAAGGTGATTGCTATGTCGAGATATTGCGCTGTAGAGCTAAAGGTCAAGCACATCGTTATCGACAGCCTGATGAAGTGCGTCAAGAACGAGGATGACTTCAACGGTCAGAAGTCGTTTATCGACGAGCTAACGGCTTTGGCTAGGGATCACAACGTACACATCCACCTAGTCCACCATATCAGGAAGCAGCAGACGGACGAGACACAGCCGAACAAGAACGACCTCAAAGGGTCAGGGAGTATCTCGGATCAGGTGGATAACGTCTTTTTGGTTTGGAGAAATAAGAAAAAAGAAAACCAGAAGAACCGGGGTGAAGTGATAGACGAGACTCAGCCAGATACCTTCCTAATGTGCGAGAAGCAGAGGAACGGGGATGGTACTGAGTGGTACGGACTCTGGTACGACAGCCTAAGTCAGCAGTTTGTTGAGAGGATAGGGGCGAGAATTGACTTTGATAATAAGGGATCATTTTCGGGGGTAATGTGAATGAGTTGGCTCTTTTCGCGGGTGCTGGTGGAGGAATACTTGGGGGAAAGTTGCTCGGATGGAGAACCGTCTGTGCAGTTGAATGGGAACCCTACCCAGCTAGCGTACTTGTCGCAAGACAAAATGACGGACTTCTCCCGGCTTTCCCGATTTGGGATGACGTTCAAACCTTTGACGGAAAACCGTGGCGAGGAATTGTTGACGTTGTATCTGGCGGGTTTCCATGCCAAGACATCAGTTCAGCCGGAAAAGGCGCAGGAATTGATGGAGAACGATCTGGGATGTGGCGAGAAATGGCGAGGATCATTCACGAAGTACGACCTAGATTCGCGTTCGTGGAAAACTCACCAATGCTCACTAGTCGGGGACTTGGAACCGTTCTTGGAGACTTGGCCTCGATGGGGTTTGATGCGAAATGGGGAGTGTTGGGAGCAGCCGACGTTGGAGCAAACCATCAGAGGGACAGAATCTGGATCGTTGCAAAAAATGTGGTCGACTCCAATAGCACAAGATGCAAAACACAGTGGATACGCGAAAACAGGACCGGGGAAAGCGAACAAATTGAGTTACGAAGTAATAAAATTTCCGACTCCAACGTGTCACAACAGCAAGGAGGAAGCGTTCCCATCGGAGTACAACAGAAAGACTCCTTCGCTAGCGACTCATGCTGGTGGGAAACTGAACCCAACGTGGGTAGAGTGGCTGATGGGGTGGCCTCTAGAGTGGACAGACTTAAAGCCATTGGAAACGGACAAGTCCCATTATGTGCAGCAGAAGCATGGAGAATCCTAAGTGGAGGAGCATAGGCACAAATGCGAAGTAAGACAGGTGCTAGCTTGGCGTACAGAAGACAGGGGCAAGGCAATGGACTATTTGGCTAGAGTCAAGGGTGACAGGCGGGAGAAGCTAGAGAAGGATTGCCGAGACCAATGGGAACGGGGAAACCGTGGCAAATGGGAGGATTGGCGTGGTCTATAAACGGGTGGATTCTAATCAAGTGCAAATCGTGAAAGAGCTAAGACGCTTGGGGATGGAAGTCGAGCATCTGCATAGCGTAGGCAAAGGCTGTCCTGACATTCTGGTGGGATACCGGGGCAAAAACTGTCTGCTAGAGATAAAGAAGGACGATAAGGCCAAGCTGACACCGGATCAGGTGCTATGGCATCACAGTTGGAAAGGTCAGGTAGCTGTTGTCACTAACGTAATTGATGCGGTTAAAGCGGTGAAAGAGGTTTGCCGGGAATAGGTTTTATCTATCAAAAATAGCGTTTCTCGATAGAAATTATTTAGTTTACCGATGGAAACCTTTTGTGAGAGTATCTGTCCATACCGCAGCACACAGCGGGATGACTAAGGGGAACGAGATGATGATTACAGAGAAAACGATTCGCGGTGACAGCCAATGGGTCAAGATTACTCGTGACAACAAGAACCGCACATTCACATTTGCTCGTGGTTACGCTGGTCAGTATCAAGCACACGATATTTCTAAACTGCCATTTAAGTGGATTGCAAACTGGACTGAAGCAATCGACCATGCGAATCACACAATAGCAACATACGCTTAATCAACCAGCCGGGGGAAACCCCGGCGTTCTAGGGGAGCAACATGGAATCAATCAAGATCGAAGGTGTAGAGCAGCATCAAGGCATTTACGTTGACACCATAGGCGAGAATGTCTGGGTAAACATCATAGTCCGCAACGGTAGTGCCAATCTCTGCATAACTCCGGAGAACGCTGAGAAGTTGGTTGAGGCATTGCGAATCGCTATCGTAGAGGCATCCCATGAAGATTGATCCATACGAGGCAATCGATTTTATTTTTAACAACTCTACGGCTTACGCTGAGGCTAAGGCTGAGGTAACGTACCTTGAGGAGTTTCGTAAGAGCAAGAAGGCGATCTTATTCTCACAGGCTATCGGGAATACGGTAGCTGATCGTGAAAATCAGGCCTATGCTCATCCAGAGTATCAAACTGTATTAGATGGCCTTAGAGATGCTGTAGCGGTTGCTGAGGCATTGAGGTGGAAACTTATATCCAAGCAAGCCACAATCGACGTATGGCGGTCTCAGGAGGCTTCTAATCGGGCTATGGACAGAAACACTCAATAGGGGATAGACATGGAATACACAATACCAGACGATAGTAATTTGGCACAATGTGAGTGGTGCGGTTGGGTAGTAGACTGGGATGAGGTTCCGAGGGCTAGGGACTTATCCGGAGAGATCGTTACCTGCTGCGAGGAATGTAACGAGGGTGAGTCGTTTGTAAATTATCCGTCTAAGAGGTTTGCGCTTGCGGAAAAAAGAACGTGAATTCTTATCCGAGATTGCTGACATAGGTTGCATATTATGTTACAAACTTGGATACGCAGGGACTCCTGCTGAGATTCATCATATTAGGGGGGTAGGGTTAGGACTGGGAGTCAGGAATTCTCATTCTAACGCTATCCCCCTTTGTCCTGAGCATCATAGGGGTAATACTGGGTATCACGGTTTGGGTCGTAAGGCATTTGAACGACGGTATTCCGTGACTGAATCTGAACTGCAAGACTTAGTTATGGAGTTGCTAAATGAAAAAGACGAAATCTGAAAAGAAGATGAGCAAGGTGTATAACGAATTCAAGGCCGGGACACTACATAGTGGCAAGGATGGGAAGGTTGTTACCAACAAGAAACAAGCAGTTGCAATTATGCTATCAGAAGGTGGCAAAGCAAAAAAGGCTAAGAAATGAAGCCGGGGCTATACAGTAACATTGCAGCTAAACGGAAACGTATCGCTGAGGGTTCTGGCGAGAAGATGCGTAAGCCGGGAGCCAAAGGCGCACCAACAGCAGCAGCCTTCAAAGCAGCCGCTAAAACAGCCAAGCCGAGGAAAAAGTGAATAATTGTCCTAAAGCCACCTACGACATTCTGTACAACCTGAAAAAGCGGGATTGGGCATTTAAGAATGTTGGTTATGGCCCTGCAAATCCAGAGGAACCTACAGATTTTTGGGATAAACGGGCTAAGGAGTGGAATACGACTCCTGAGAACGCTCAAACGATGCGCTGTGGCAACTGTTCAGCATTTATCCAGACTCCTGAGATGATGGAATGTATCGTCAAGGGAATTCAAGGCGAGGAATCGGACGCTGAGACCTATGCTAACGAGGTCGTTGACGAGGCTGATCTGGGCTATTGTGAGCTTTTCGAGTTCAAGTGTGCGGCTGACAGGACTTGTTCGGCATGGCTAGTAGGTGGCCCGATAACCGAGAAGATGACGGATCGGCAGAAAACGATGCTGAAGATGGCAAAGCGGGAATCTGAGAACGAATACGGAGAAATGGAAGATGAAGAAAACTCCGGCATGGACGAGGACTGAGGGTAAGAACAAGGCTAGCGGTCTGAATGAAAAGGGTCGAAAGTCTTATGAGGCAGCAAATCCCGGTTCCGACCTAAAGGCTCCAGTCAAATCAGGGGACAACCCAAGAAGGGCTAGCTTTTTAGCCCGTATGTCAGGTATGCCCGGAGCAGAGTATAAAAATGGTGAGCCTACTCGTTTGCTACTATCTTTACGGGCATGGGGAGCTAGTTCTAAGGCTGATGCTAAGGCTAAAGCAGCTGCAATATCCGCAAGAAACAAGAAGAAATGAGCCATCAGAGCCAGCTAGACTTTGTTGCTAGCGTGAAAAAACAATTCCCACAGTATTTCTTTGAGTCCAAGGTCTTAGAGGTAGGAAGTCTGGACATCAACGGTTCCATCCGTCAATTCTTTGTAGGCTGCGATTATGTTGGGGTTGATCTTGGCGAGGGACGAGGGGTTGATGTGGTGGCTAGGGGTGAGGAACTGGACTACCCTGACAATAGTTTTGACGTTGTTGCTAGCTGCGAGTGCTTTGAGCATAACCCTGAGTGGATAAAGACCTTTAATAATATGGTCAGGATGGCTTCTGGGCTGGTTTTCTTTAGCTGTGCTACTACGGGTAGGGCTGAACATGGAACGAGGCGTACAAGCCCGGATGACGCGCCATTTTGCGGGGATTATTACCGGAACCTAACGGAGCAGGACTTTAGGGAAAACTGCGATCTGAGTAAGTTTGAAGTATATGAATTTATAACTAGTTATAACCCAGCAGACTTATACTTTTGGGCGATATGCAAGCAATCGTAATCTGTACGGTGAACAATTGCGGCATAACGGTGCTGCTGGAGTCTATTCGTTGCTATGGTGACAAGTTACCCGTGTACTTATGTAGTAATAATCTTGGACTCTGGGCAAGAGCAAGAGAGATCACAGAAAACCTTATCTACCGACCCAATCCTGCTACCAATTTCGGAGATGCTTATAACGCAGCCGTCGATTACGCCTTTGAGCATGGCAAGTTTGACTCATTGATTTTAGCTAACGATGATGTGGTTCTTAATCCAGATACGCTATCGTTAATGCGGGAAGATGCGGGGATTCTGGAGTCTCGTGGCGTGAAATACGGATTCTTAGGCGCAAGGTCGGACTATGTATTGCCGGATCAGAACATCAGGTTTCCGGTAGACGGGGACAGAAGGGCAGGATTGAAGTGGGAAAGTGAGCATCAGATTAAGATTACTCCGGTAATTGCGCCTATCTGGGCAAGTATCAGCCGGGAAGCGTGGGGAGTAGCTAAGTTCCCGAGTACTAATTGGTATTCAGATAATATAATATGCCATGACTTGAACGTGGCGGGTTATCAGCATTTCGTCAGCAGGGCTTATGTGCATCATGCAGGAAGCCAGACGGTAGGTGTTGATTTCAAGAAATGTCACGAAGAACCGAGGGCGTGGATATTGAAACATCGTCCCGATATGTACGAAGCGATATACGCATGACATCCAGAGGATAATGCAAAAATGGAAACAGATAAGGTTAAAGAAACTCCTAAAATCGGTGAAGGCCTAGCAGGGCCGGGAAGACCAGCAGGAGTGCCTAATAAGAGTACTGCCGTAGTGCGTAATGCTATTGCTACTCTGCTAGAGAAGAACGTCCCTTACATGGATAGATGGCTCCAGAGGGTAGCTGAGGGTGATGAGGTGCTAGGGTTAAAGCCTGATCCAGCCAAGGCACTAGACCTAATGCAGAAGCTATCTGAGTACCATATACCTAAGCTAGCTAGGACAGAGGTAACGGGTAAGGATGGGGAAGCCCAAGAACACATAGTGAGATGGGGAGGACGGAAATGAGCTATAAGCCAGTAAATTGCCCACAATGCAGCGCGTTCCTAGTGAACAACAAGTGCTTGAACTGCGGATACGTTAAGTGACAGAGATAGTCATTGGCTACGAGCCGAGGGAACTCCAGCTAGAGATACACGAAGCTATCGACAGCCATCGGTTCACCGTAGTAGTCGCGCACAGAAGATTTGGCAAGACTGTTAGCGCAATCAATCACCTTATTAAAGCCGCGATAGAGTGCGACAAGCCGAATCCTCGGTTTGCATATATTGCACCTACCTACAGCCAAGCCAAGAGAGTCGCTTGGGATTACCTACTAGAGTACACAAGGCCACTTAATGCAACTGCCAACATTGCTGAGTTACGTGTTGATTTTTGGGGGCGTAGGGTTAGTCTTTACGGGTCTGACAATCCTGACAGTCTGCGCGGTCAGTATTTCGATGGCGTGGTTATCGACGAGGTGGGCGATCAGAATCCGAGAATTTGGAACGAGATCATCCGACCTGCTCTTTCCGACCGTGGTGGGTGGTGTTCTTTCATTGGCACTCCTAAAGGTGCTAACCATTTCGCTGAACTAGCCGATAGAGCCAAGTCCGAGGAAGGCTGGAAGTACCTAGAGTTCAAGGCTAGCAAGACAGGTGTTCTGCCTGAGTCCGAGCTTAAAGCCGCCTATCGAGAGATGGGGGAGGACAAGTACAACCAAGAGTTCGAGTGTTCCTTTAACGCAGCGGTCGAAGGGTCTTACTATGGCAAACTTATTAATGACCTTGAAAGGGATAGTCATATTACTGACTTTCCTCGCGATGATCTGTGTCGTAGCTTTGTTGCATGGGATCTTGGAATGGGTGACTCGACTGCTCTATGGGTTGCTCAACTGGCTGGAAAGGAAGTTAGACTCCTTGATTGCGTCGAAAACCATGGACAGGGACTAGATTGGTACGTTCGCTGGCTGAAGGACAATGACTACGCAGGGTTCAGTCAAATCCTGCCCCATGACGTACAAGTTCGGGAGCTAGGCACAGGCAAAAGCCGTAAGGAAGTGCTAGAGGAAGCGGGACTGTCCATAACGGTTGCGCCTAGATTGTCTGTAGCTGACGGGATTCAGGCTGTCAGGAGACTGTTGCCTCGGTGCTGGTTTCATCCAAGGACTAAGTCGGGGCTAGATGCCTTACGGAACTACCGCAGGGAACATGACGAGAGACGGCAGATATTCTATGAGAAGCCCCTCCACGACTGGTCATCACATTTTGCGGACGGGTTCAGATACCTAGCGATAGGTCTTGACGAGGGCGATAGTTCATGGCAGACATCGTTGCCAATTTCAACGAAATGGATTGTATAATAAGCAAAACCCATAAGGATTTGCTATGAAGATGGATGAGGGTCAAATCAAGGGAATTATCGAGAATGAGATCGATAACTCCATCGGATACATTGATACCGAGACTACGGATCAGCGATCCAAAGCACTAGAGTATTACCTGCGTTATCCGTATGGTAACGAGGTAGAAGGCCGTAGCCAGATCGTGACTGGTGAGGTAGCTGAGGCTATCGACGGTGCGTTACCCCAACTTATCCGGGTCTTTACGACCACCGAGGATATTGTTTCCTTTGAGCCTCAGACTCCCGAAGATGAGGAGTCATCCAAACAGGCCACAGACTACTGTAACTGGGTCTTTTACCGTGAGAATGACGGTCTAATCATCCTGCACAACTGGTTCAAAGACGCGCTGATGATGAAGGTCGGCGTGGTTAAGGCGTACTGGGAAGCCCAAGAGGACGTTAATAAAGAGTCATACAAGAACCTGACCGAAGACGAGCTAGCCCTATTGCTGTCTGATCCTGCCATTGAGGTAGTGAGCCAGAAGGTCGAGATGGTTGATGGTGGTGTGGATATGATGGGTATGCCTATCCAGATTCCTTACTACTCGGTCAAGGTCAAGAAGGTTAAGAAGTATGGCTGCGTCAAGATTGAGAACGTACCGCCAGAAGAATTCCTAATTAGCAAATCGGCAAGAACTATTGAGGATAGCCCGTTTGTGGCTCATCGTCGCTTGATGACTCGTTCGGAACTCATAGCGATGGGGTTCGATAAGGACATCATTGAGGGATTGCCTAGCTACGACGATCTCCAGTTCACGACTGAGCGTATTGCTCGATTCAGTCAGGGTGAGCAGCCGGATGAGAACATCAGCCTCGACCCAACGATGCAGGTTGTTGAGGTCTACGAGTGCTACATCAAGATCGACGTTAATGGTGACGGTATCGCTGAGTTGCGGAAGATTGTCTATTCTGGCAACGAAATCCTAGATGACGAGGAATGTGATCTAGTACCGTTCCATAGCCTTTGTCCGATCCCGATCCCGCATAAATTTTTTGGACAGTCGCTAGCAGACCGGACGATGGACATCCAGCTAATCAAGTCTACGGTTACGAGACAGATGCTGGATAACCTGTATCTCACGAACAATGCCCGTCTGGGTGTGGTTGATGGTCAGGTCAACTTGGATGATGCTCTTAATGCAACTCCGGGTGGCATTATCCGTGTCAAGTCGGCTGGTGCGATTGTTCCTATCGAGGTTCCTGCTGTAACGGCTCAGGCTTTCCCATTGCTTGAGTACATGGATAGCGTACAGGCCAAGCGTACAGGCGTTAGCGACCAGCAGCAGGGTCTTGATCCTGATGTACTCAATAACGTAAGTGCTACGGCTATTGCAGCCATGATGAAGTCGAACTCTGGCAAGCTGGAGTTGATTGCTCGAATCTTTGCTGAAACAGGCGTTAAGTCGCTGTTTAAGGGGATTCTGCACCTATTGGGCAAGTATCAGGATCAGGCCAAGATTGTCCGTATGCGCGGCAAGTTTGTGACGTTTGATCCTCGCTCATGGACGAATCAGTACGATGTGGCGATTAACGTCGGTCTGGGTTCAGGGGATCGTGAGCAGAAGTTGGCTATGTTGCAGATGATCCTCGGCAAGCAAGAGCAGATTTTGACTCAGTTCGGGCCATCGAATCCGCTGGTATCTGTGTCTCAGTACCGCGATACATTGGCTAGACTGATTGAATCGGCTGGTTTCAAGGATGCTAACGCCTTCATTAACGAGATCAGTCCAGAGCAGAACGAGGCATTGTCTCAACCTCAACCTCCGGCTCCAGATGCTCAGGCTGAAGTCGCACAGATGCTGGCTCAGGTAGAGAGAGAAAAGACCGAGGCTAAAGCTCAGATTGAGGCTGCGAAACTAGACTTGCAGAGAGAGCAACTAGAGGCTGAGTTCACCCGTAAGGGTATTGAATTGTCTATGCAGCAGGAGCGTAGTGCTTCTGAGATGCGGATTAAAGAGGCTGAGTTGGCTGTTAAACAACTACAGGCTATCTTAGCGATGGATATTGCTGACGAGGACAGCCGTAATAAACAGGCTGACATTGTCCTGAAGGCGATTAAAGAGCTAGGTAATCTGACCGGGAATCAGATGTAATGGCTGGCTTACTGAGCGACATTCTAGGGTTTGTAGACAGGGCTAAACAGTCCACTAGGGCTAATGTTGGCTTGCTGATGGACAATCCGCAAGAGTATGCGCGTCAGATTAACGAGTCAGCTAGAGACATTAACCGACAGGATACGTTAGCGGTTCAGGGTAAAAATGCCATGCTTGCAGGTAGACAGCCGACTCCTGAGCAAATGGCTGCTATGGATGCTATGCGCCAACGTACTGAGAACCTAGCGATGGGGTTTAGTGGTGTAATACAGGGAGTGCCAAAAGAAAGTATAAAAAATCTTGCAGAAGAATTTGCAAAAAAAATTAACGATGCCGGATTTCTGGCAAAAGTTGAACATTCTGGAAGCAAATTAGGGCCAAGTAGTTATATAAATGTTTCTGATCCGATGACTGGTCGTTATCTTAAATATCCAATCAGAATATCAGGGCATAGCAAAGGGCCATACCAATCACAGTTTGTTTATGATGTAACGAATATCACGGATGATTTGAATCAAACTTTAAATGTTCTAAATGAAATGAGGTCGCAAGGCCCAGCATTAGCAATAAGACAACAAAAGTATGCAGAAGATTTAATTAGCAAAGGAATAAAGCCAAAACTCGCATATAAACAAGCAAGAGAAGAAATTAAATAATGGACAAATCGGCATGGGCTGAACACTTACTGAGGGATGAGGGCTTCCAGATGATGATGGAAGAACTCCGGTCAGTAGAGGTCAGTAAGTTTGCTATGAGTGCTGCTAGCGAGGCTAACGTAAGAGAAGATGCTTACCACCAGCTAAGGGCATTAGAGAAGATTGAAGCCTACCTTGAAGGGCTATCGGCACAGAAGTTGATAGACGAAAAGCGGCTGAAAATTTTGTAACTGAGTCGGGCAGTTCCCGATATAATTTAGGAAACTAATATGAGCGATACTGGAAGTATGACTCCCGAATCGGGAAATACTCAGTTAGACGTAGGTGGTGCAGCTAACGCTATCTTGGGATTGATGGGCAATGAGGAAGGCTCCGAACAGGAACAACCTGAATCACAGTCCGAGTCCAACGATAGCGAGGCCGAATCCGAATACATTGAGGCGCAAGCTGAAGATGAGTCGGAGGTAGAACAAGATGAAGGTGAGGATGAGCAAGAGGAACCCGCTAAATACCGCGTTAAAGCCGCTGGTGAAGAACGTGAGGTAACCCTTGATGAGCTTATCAAATCTTATCAACTTGGCACAGACTATACGAAGAAATCGCAAGCTGTAGCTGAAGAACGCAAGGTTGTAGAAGCAGAACGCCAGCGTATCGAGGAAGCTAGGTATCTCCGCGACCAATATGCGGAACGGTTGCAGGTAATTGAGCAGATGCTTAACCAGCAGCCGGAAACTGAGAATCTGGACTATCTGAAGGAAACCGATCCAATCGGTTACGCAGTTAAGGTCGCAGAATTGTCTCAGCGGGAGAAGCAGTTAGCCCAAGTTCGAGCAGAACAGGCTAGGATTGCCGATCAGCAGCAGAGGGAGCAGCAGGAGCAACTTGGTCAGGTAGTACAGGCTGAGTCTCGTAAGCTGGCAGAGGTTATCCCTGAGTATGCTGACCCGCAGAAGGGCGAAACATTACGTCGTGAACTCCGTGAATTCGGACTCAAGGCGGGATTCTCAGATCAGGAATTAGCGAATGTTTATGATTCGCGGGCAGTATTAACGCTGTACAAGGCGATGCAGTACGACAAGTTACAGTCTGCAAAGCCGGGAATCACGAAGAAGGTTAATGAGGCTCCAAAGGTAATTAAGTCTGGAGTTTCACAGCCCCGTGATAGCAGCGACGAGATGAAGAAACTTAAGGCTAGGGCAAAGCAGACCGGAAGGGTCGCTGATGCCGCTAAAGCATTTGAACGATTTTTATGAGGAATTAAATCATGCCTACATTTACAGCACATTCCGCTATCGGTCAGCGGGAAGATTTGACCGACATCATCTATGACATTTCGCCAACGGAAACGCCGTTTATGTCTTCGATTGGCAAGACCAAAGCTACTGCCGTTTATCATGAGTGGCAGACTGACTCTCTGGCTGCTGCTACTACTGCTAACGCTGCGATTGAAGGTGCTGACGCTACATCGGCAACTCTGGCTCCTACCGTTCGTCTTGGTAACTACACCCAGATCATCCAGAAGACCGTTCAGGTTTCGGGTACTTTGGACACAGTAAACAAGGCTGGTCGTAAGTCGGAAAAGGCTTATCAGTTGGCTAAGGCTTCTGCTGAACTGAAGCGCGATCTGGAAACTATCCTGTTGGCTAACCAAGGTCGTTCGGCTGGTACATCGACTGTTGCTCGTAAGTTGGGTTCGATCCTGTCGTGGATCAAGACTAACTCGGACGTTGGTTCGGGCGGTGCTGATCCAGCAACTATCGGCGTATCGACTCGTACTGATGGCACTCAGCGTACCTTCACCGAGGCTCTGCTGAAGACTGTTGTTTCTGAGGTTTATGTCTCCGGTGGTTCGCCGAAGATTCTGATGGTTGGCGCTGCTGGTAAGCAGAAGGTATCGTCGTTTGCTGGTATCGCTGCACAGCGTTACATGGCTCCCGGCAATACTCCGACCACCATTATCGGTGCGGCTGACGTTTATATGTCGGATTTTGGCACGATGTCGGTTGTTCCTAACCGCTTCATGCGTGTTCGTGACGCTTTGGTTCTCGATCCTGAGTACGCAGCACTTGCTTATCTCCGTCCATTCCAGACTAATGATCTGGCTAAGACTGGTGATAGCGAGAATACTCAACTCTTGGCTGAAGTTACTCTGGAAGTCAAGAACGAGGCTGCTCATGGCATAATTGCGGATCTGGACATGGCTCTATAACGGATTTTATTATATAATACTCCCACATTTGATCGTGGGAGGTTATATGAAATGCGTTGTAGAAGATTGCCAGAGCAAAGTAGTTGGATGGGGATACTGCCAGAAACATTACGTAAGAGTAAAAAAGTATGGCAGTCCCCATGCTAAAAAGAATGACCACAGCACTTTAGAAGCAAGATTTTGGCGGTTTGTTGATAAAAAATCTGATTCTGAATGTTGGTATTGGGTAGGGCAGATACAGCCTAATGGATATGGAAGAATAAGTTTAGGCGCAAAAGAATTAGGTTCTGAAGGTGCGCATAGAGTTAGTTGGAAGATGCACAACAAGGCTGAGATTCCGCAAGGTTGGCACGTAATGCACAAATGCGACAATCCTAGCTGTGTAAACCCTAATCATCTAACTATCGGAACAGCCAAGCAGAACACGCAAGATATGATAGCCAAAGGCAGGAAACGTACAGTTTCACCTAAAGGCGAAGGTAACGGTAAGTCCTTGCTAAATGAAGAACAAGTAAGGACAATAAGAGCAAGCAAACTCAGCCATGCAGCTATGGCTAGGGAACTTGGCGTATCCCCGAATTGCGTCCGGGGGGTTAGAACAGGACGCACTTGGACACATATTCAATGAGTACTCCGATACGGACTCAAACAGCATTTGAAGACGGTGATGGCGGGATTATCATCGAGACTAAACAGGATGTTACCGAGATCATTGAGGCTAACAAGGCTCAACTTGAATTCGATAAAGAACGCAGAGGCCACTTAAACGAGCTTCATCACGTTGCCAGAATACCCTTTACGGTGATTGACGTACTGAATCAGCAGGGGGTTATGAAGGGCTTTAACGTGGTGGATGAGATCGGGTTTGCTAAATGGCTGAACGATCCTGATAATGCTGTCTGGAAAACGTATCGAGGAACTGTATGAGAGTAGGAGTTTGCGTACCGTGTAGGGATGAGGTTCATACTGGTTTTGCTTTCGACTTTGCGAGGATGACAGCACACGATGCGTCAGTTCGTTGCAAGGACGGTAAAGGTGGGTTAAGCCTTTACACAATGCCGGGAACGCTGATTTTCGACCAACGGGAAAAGCTAGCGCAGGTTGCTTTGAGTGAAAAGTGTGAGGCATTGCTGTTTATCGACAGCGATATGCGGTTCCCACCAGACATCATTGACATCATGTTAAGCCGCGATGTTCCTATCGTTGGGGTAAATGCTACGACTCGGAGAAAGCCTGTCACACCTACGGCAAAGATTTTGACTAGGTACATGGATGGGGATACTGAGGTTCGTAAGTGGTCGAATGTAGATTCTCGCGGGAAAGAGGGAATCGAGGAAGTTACAGCGGTCGGGTTTGGTGCTGTAATGATCCGTAAGGAAGTATTTGAGAAGACTGGTAGACCTTGGTTTGATGCTGGATGGGGTTCTAACGGTGTCTGTGGTGAGGATGTATATTTCTGCGTCAAGGCTGGTTCTGAGGGCTTTCAGACGTATGTAGACCATGAGCTATCGATGCACATCAGGCACATAGGCACATACGAATATGGCTGGAAGGACTTTGAGCAGTTAGAGGAATAAATATGCCATTTGCAAGCTATTCGGAACTAAAGACTACGGTAGCGAATTATCTAGCCCGTAGTGATCTAACATCGGTGATACCCGACTTTATCCGACTAGCTGAGGAAAGGCTACGTCGAGACATTCGGACTCGGCAGATGTTGATTGTCGCAACGGCATCAACAGTCGGAGGTAATTCTAAGGTTGGATTACCTACAGATTTCTTAGAGATGCGCGATATTCACCTGAACACGACTCCGGTGACTACCTTGCGCTACAAGGCTCCTAATTCGTTCTACGCTGAGTCTAGGATTACCGACGGTGGTAAGCCAGTAGATTACACAATTCTCGGCTCAGACATTCAGGTTGCGCCTATTCCAGACACGGCTTATACGCTACAGATGTTGTATTACGGCAAGCCTACGCTGTTGTCAGATAGCAATCCTAGTAACATTTTCCTAGCGAACTATCCTGATGCTTTGCTTTATGCGTCGTTAGCGGAAGCAGAGCCTTACCTAATGAATGATGCCCGTATTCAGACATGGGCAGCTTTGTATGATCGTGCGGTAACGGCGATTTCTAACTCTGACCAGTCGAGTGAATACAGCGGTCAGCCTATGTCTATGTCTTATAACGTGAGGTGAAATCATGGCAGAGATGTCGAATTATCTTGAGAACGCGCTGATTAACGCGACTCTGAGAAACACGAGTTACACAAGCCCTACAACGGTTTACGTAGCTTTATACACAGACGATCCGACAGATGCCGATACTGGTACTGAGGTATCTGGTGGTTCATACGCTAGGGTAGCGGTTACGTTTGGTGCGCCTAGTAACGGTGTATCTACGAATAGCGGTAACGTAGAATTTGCTGCTGCTACAGGCACATGGGGAACGATTACCCATATCGGTATCAGAGATGCACTAACGACTGGTAATTTGCTTTATCACACAGCGTTAGATGTTTCTAAGCCTATTTCGTCTGGCGATATTTTCCGTATTACGACTGGTAACCTATCTGTGACGCTCGCATGAAGATTGATTTCCAATTTGATACGCAATATGGTCGTTTCTGCGATGCTTTGCATTTGCCGGATGACCATACTTACACAGAGACAGAGATTGAGGCTATGAAGCAGCAACGGTTGACTAACTGGATTGCTGTTATTACTGCTCCACCTTCAGAAGAACCAGAGGAATGATAAATGGCAGATCGCTATTGGGTTGGTGGAACAGGTACTTGGAATAGTACCAGCACGACTAACTGGTCAGACTCATCTGGCGGCGCTACAGGGGCATCAGTTCCAACGGCTGCTGATAACGTATTCTTTGATGCCAACTCAAACACAGGTACGGGGGCTTTTACGGTCACGATGGCAAACTCTCCAAGGGTTTGCAACGACATCACAATCAGCGGTCTTGATGGAACAATGACCCTAGCAGGGTCAAACATTGGATTGACTGTTAGCGGTAACTTATCTTTCCCTGCGACAAACTTTACTCGTACATATACCGGCACAACTACGTTTAACGCTACGACTACTGGCAAGACAATAACGACTAACGGTGTGGCTTTTGGTGGGCCTGTTGCATTTGATGGTGTTGGAGGTGCTTGGGCATTACAAGATGCAATGTCAGTAGGCTCTAGCGCAACCACAACAACATTAACAAACGGTACGTTAGACCTAAATAATCAGACGCTGTCAACTGGACGATTTGCATCAAATAACTCAAACACAAGAACTATTGCGTTTGGTACTGGGAACATCACTTGTTTTGGTACAGGTGCAGTTTGGACTACGGCAACCGTAACCGGATTAACTACGACTGGAACACAAGTTGTAAACGTAACTTCTACTGGTTCCACGGCTATATCATTTACTCCGGGGCAATTATCTGAAGCTAACTCTATCAGTTTTAATTTTACTGGTGGAACGTATGCGCTTAGTTGGAGTGGATCTTCTAGCACCGTAAGAAGCGTAAATTTTACGGGGTATGCTGGAACTTTAGGTGAAGTTTTAATTACAACACTATACGGAAATTTAACATTTTCTACGGGGATGTCATTAACAGCAAGTACATTTACTTGGTCATTCCGCGCAACAAGTGGAACGCAGTTAATAACAACGAACGGAAAAACGTTAGATTTTCCTGTTACGTTCAACGGTGTAGGCGGCACGTTTAGGCTTGAAGACGCAATGACTCTTGGTTCTACGCGAGCCATGACATTGACAAATGGTACATTGAACCTAAATGGCAAAACTTGCACAGTGGGGACAAGATTTGTAACGGCTGCTGGTACTAAAAATCTTACCTTTAACGGTGGCACATTAGTTTGTCCTGATCCTAACGCAACATCATTTAATAACATTAGCCCAACTAACTTCACCACGACAGCAGGTACTGGCACAGGCACGATCTCAATGACGGCGGCAACTGCCAAAACGTTTGTTGGTAATGGGTCTACGTATAACTGCACACTAAACCAAGGTGGTGCGGGAACGCTGACGATTACTGGTGCAAATACGTTCAACAACATTACGAATACTAACGCTACAGCCAGCCAGATTACGTTTCCTGCTAGTACAACAACGACGGTTAATGCGTTTGCATTGTCTGGATCGTCAGGCAATTTGGTTTCAATCCGTAGCTCAACGCCGGGAACTCGATTTACGTTATCCGATGCGTCTGGTACGGTGTCTGTGTCGTTCCTAGACATCCAAGACAGTAACGCTACAGGTGGCGCTACTTGGGAAGCGTTTACAACTAATGGAAACGTAGATTCTGGGAATAACCTTGGTTGGGCATTTGCTGTTCCTTATGTTGATGCGATTGCTTATGTAAATGCTAATGCTGCTGTGACTTCAGCGGCTTCAGTATTAAAGTTTGGAAATGCAAGTATTGACGGTATTGCAACAGTTTCTTGCATTGGAAATGAAATATTATTAGGGCAAGCAAGTATTAACGGTGTTGCAACTGTTAATGCTAACGGAATTGCCATCATAAGCGGCATTGGCAGTATTACTGGAAATGCAACATTATCTGCTGATGCTTACAAAGTTATTAGCTTTTCTGGAAGTATTACTGGAGATGCGTCAGTAACGGCAGACGCAATTCGAGTTAGGACTGTTAGCGGTAGCGTTTTAGGTGAGGCTACTGTATCTGGACTAGGTAATATTACAGCTAGCGGCATTGGCCTAATCGAAGGGCTTGCGACTGTAAATGCTTACGGTAACGCAACTTTCTTTAATGCGCCTACAATTACAGGAAATGCAACTTTGTTAGCTGATGGTCAGATTATTGGCGAGGAATGGTCTGATGATGCCACAACAGCAACATCGTGGGGAACTGTAACAACGACATCAAGTGTGTGGACAGCGGGTACGCCTACAGATAGTGATTGGTTAAGACAATGACAACAATCAATTTTGGTGAGTGGTTGCCAGATCGTCCGGGGGTTAGTGGGGCGGTAACTGACGCTAAGAACTGTTATCCGGTTTTTAACGGTTATGCGTCATTCCCTAGCGAGGCTGATTACTCTGATGCAGCGGCTCAGAACCTGCTGATTACCTTTGCGGGTAAGTTTGGTGGTGCTACGAACCTATTTGCTGCTGGTGCGACTCAAATCTACAAGTTTGACTCTAACGATGCGAGTTTAGATGCCCTAACGACTTCAGGTTACACGGCTGTAGAAGGATGGGATGTCACTCAGTACGGTGGCAAGATGATTCTGGCTAACGGTCAGGATAAGCTACAGTCCTACGAAATCAATGTTTCCACTTATGTAACTGACCTAGCTGCTGCTGCACCTACGGCTAAATATGTGACTGTAGTTCGGGATTTCGTCGTTGCTGCTAACGATGGGAATGATGCGAACAAGGTCTACTGGTCGGACATTAACGATGAGACAGACTGGACTCCGGGTGCTGCTTCTCAGTCGGATACCCAGATCATCCCTGACGGCGGTGATATTACAGGTTTAGCGGGTGGCGAATATGGCCTGATCTTCCTAGAACGTGCCATATATCGGATGAGCTATACAGGCTCCCCGTTTTTCTTTCAATTTGATGCGATCTCAAGGTCTTTAGGATGTATCTCTAACGGCTCGATTGCTCAGTACGGTGGGCTAACGTATTTCCTAGCAGATGACGGTTTCTACGTCTGCGACGGTCAAAATGCTAAGGCTATTGGCGTAGAGAAAGTCAATAGATGGTTTTTTGATAACGCCATTCCGGGACAAATTCCTACAGCAATGAGTGCTACGGTTGATCCTATCCGTAAGCTAATTGTCTGGAAGTTTGAGAATACGTTTGGCGGTAAGAACCTGTTAATTTACTCGATAGACTTAGACAGGTGGTCTTACACGGATACCACAGCAACGGCTATTTCCTATGTATTAACGCCATCAGCGACGTTAGAACAGGTGGATAACTATAACGCTAGCATTGATGCGCTAGATATTCCGCTAGATTCACGGGTATTCGCTGGTGGACAGCTACTTTTTGCGGGTGTGGTGGGTGCTAAGATCGTATCTTTCTCTGGTCAGCCAAAGACTGCGAACATTACGACGGGTGATATAGCGGTAGGCAGGTCTACGGTGACGTTAGTTAAGCCGATTGTGGATAAGGGTAGTGCTTCTGTAGCGATTGCTAGCCGGGATTTGCTGTCGGATCAGGTGGAATTTGGCTCTGATGTACCTGCTGATGCTGAAAACCGTGTATCTATCCGTTCTAACGGTGAATATCACAGGCTAAGACTGACTCCGACAGGTGCAAACTGGGAAACAGCGGTAGGTTTAGAGGTAGAAGTCGTTAAGCAGGGTAATCGATGACTCAGTTTCGTACATTACCGCCATTTGGAGGGGATCAGAGGGCTGTTGCTGAGGTCGTTCGTGGTGTTATGGACGGAAAGACCAATAACACAGGCCGGATCACCCTAGCGACTAGCAATGCGGTTACAACTACCCTCTACGACGAGCGTATAGGCTACGACAGCCTGATTTTCTTCGTTCCTATATCTGCGGCTGCTGAGGCTGATTCGGCTCCCTATGGGGCGTTTCAGGACTCTACAGACCAGACTGCGGCTAACACCACAACGGCCTATGCAGTTACGTTTAACACGACAGATTATTCCAATGGAGTTTACATTTCCGATAGTTCTAAGCTAAACGTCAGGAATTATGGGATTTACAACATCCAGTTCTCGTTTCAATTTAAGAATACGTCAAACGATGGTCAGGACGTAGATATTTGGTTCCGTAAAAATGGGACTGACGTAGCTTCTTCTAATAGTAAGTTTTATTTGCCACCTAGAAAGAGTTCGGGCGATCCTAGTCACCTGATTGCTGCGATGAATTACGTTCTGGAAATGAACGCTAATGACTATGTTCAGGTAATGTGGCGGGTTAGTAATACTGGCGTTTCTTTGGAACAGTACCCGACTGATACGAGTCCGACTAGGCCAGCAACTCCATCGACTATCATTACGATGTCTTACCTTGCACCATCGGCTACAACGAACTTATACGTTTCTACACAACAACAAGGATCAGCAACGATTAGTCATTGGGCTAACGCTACTGCTGACAAAACTTACGGATACATTATTGTCGGATGACGGAATTCAAATATATCGAGCCTGACCAACTAAGGAAGTGGTGGCCTAGCGTCAAGGCTGGATTAGAGAAGATTAAAGCGGTGAGTTCTGAAAGTTGGATCGTGGAGGATGTGTACACGGACTGCTGGAATCAGAAATCAGGGTTATGGGTTGGACTAGAGGATAACCATTTCAAATCGTTCTTTGTATTGCAGCCATTGGGGGAAGAACTCCATGTTTGGTGTGCTTGGACGTTAGAAAATGATTATCAGATGGTGCAAAAAGGTTTACAATTCATCAAAAATATGGCAAGGGAAAGTGGTAACAAATACCTAACTTTCACAAGTCATAGGCCGGGCTGGGAACGTAGAGCCAAAGCCTACGGATTCAAGCCTCGGAAATGGATAAGCGAGGTGTGATATGGGCGGTGGTGGCGGTACTCAAGAAACTAAGACGGAAATTAGCCCGGAGTTTAAGCCGTACATTACCTATTCGTTAGGTGAGGCTCAGAGGCTGTATCAGGGTATGCCAGCGGCTCCTGAGACCTTGGCAGTTGCTCCGTCAGCGGCTACATCTCAAGCCCTACAAATGGCTCAACAACGGGCTGTAGGCGGTTCTCCATTACTTCGTGCTGCTCAGGAAGAACAACTCGCTACGGTTCAAGGTAGAGGCGTTAATCCATTCCTAGGTGGTGCTTTAGAACAGGCTAACCGTCTAGCGGGTGAGCGTTATACCCAGAACATTCAAGACCTACAGTCTCAGGCTTCATCGGCTGGTCGTTATGGCTCGGCTGCAATGGGTCAACAAGCTGGTCGCGCACAAGACATCTTTGCTCGTGCATTAGCGGAACAGGGTGGTCAACTAGCGTACTCCTCGGCTGAGGCTGAAAGGGCTAGACAGATTGCGGCTTCTCAGGCTGCTCCACAGATGTCTTCGGCTGATTATGCTGATCTCCAACGTCTCTTACAAGTTGGTCAGGCTAGAGAAGGCTACGAACAACAGGGTATTCAAGGTCGATTGGCTGCACAAGATATTCCGATGCAAAGATTGCAACGTGCTGCTAACGTCTTCTATGGTGCGCCGCTGGAGACTAAGACCACTTCTACTCCTCAGGGAGGTAAATAATGGGTGATCCGATCACGATGGCTATGATTGGTGCTGGCGTTGGTGCTGTTACCAATCCTAGAAAGCCTCTACAGGGTGCGTTATTGGGTGGTGCATTAGGTGGCTTTGGTGGTGCAGCGATGGGTGGATTTAAGGCTGCTGGTAGTGCTGGAACTGCTGGTCTGGCTGGTGGTGGTGGCTCAGGAATGTTTACGGCTGGGACTCAGTTGGCTAACCCTATGGGTGCTGGTGGTACTTATTTCGCAGCAGGAACGCCTGCAGCAGCAGGATCACTACAAGCAGGTGGAAATGCCGTAATGAATGTCGGTCAGACTGCAATAGGCACTAGTCCTACATTTATGGAGCAAATGAGGGGTGGACTTCAGGGTATTGGTCAGTTTAACCGTGAAAACCCGATGGTTGGTCAGTTAGGAACTAATGCCCTTCAGAATATTGCACAACCTCAGCCTATGGCAGCAGCACCTACTCCGGGATTACTAAGAGGTAATCCATCACAGGAACAGCCTACTCAGTACGCTATGGGTATGCCACAAATTAACCTGTTAGGGTGACGTATGGCTATTGAAGACATCTTACCGCCGATATTTACTGGTACACCAGCTATGTATCAGGGGTTGCTTAACCCACAGGATCAGGCTGCGCTACAAAAACGAGCTAACTTAGGTGGATTGCTAAGTGCTGCTAGTGTATTGGCTCAGGGCATGAGTCCACAGGGCTATCGTCGGTCTCCTCTACAGAACGTCTTAACGGCTCTAGGTGCTGGATTTCAGGGTGCTGGTCAGACATTTGAATCTGGAATTAACCAGATGTCTAACGTAATGAAGTTGCAGCAGTCCCAAAGACAACTAAAGGGATTGCAAGAATTAGCTGAAGCTAATCCTGACTTGGCTTATCTAGCTTCTGTAAGTCCAGAGGAATTTGTTAAGCAGGTATCGGCTCGTCGACGTATGCAGTTGTACGGACTAGGTGGAACTCCTAGCCAAGCTGCTCCTGCTCCGGCTCCTGTGTCCGCACCTGCTCCTGCTACTGCTCCTGAAGTTGCCCCGGTTCCTGCACCTATCGCTGAGGTTCCTGCTGGTCTCATTTCTCCTGAGAGTGGTGGTGGTGGGTTTGTTGGTGGCGGTTATGGAAGCGTTGGCATGGGAACACCATCTGCTGTATCTGTACCTGCGCCTGTTGCTCCTGCTCCTGCTCCTGCTGCTCCTGCACCAGTAACTACTACAACTAATGTTCCGCAACAAGCTCCGTATTTTGCTGGTGTAAGTCCTGAGAATAAAGCTGAGGCTGCAAGGCTAAGACGAGTAGCTGTTATTGCTTTACAGAATAACGATGCAGGGGCTGCAAATTTTGCTAAAGAAGAAGCAGACAGACTTGATCCTAAAGAACAGGTTTTCTTTAGGGATGGCAAGGCTTTCTCTACGACAAGAGGTCTAATCGCAGACGTAAGTGGTAAGCGTGTTCTAACAACGAATGAGGCTAGAGATTACGGCCTTGATCCAAGGTTAGGAAGATGGAAAATAGAAGACAATATTCCTGCTTTGATTCCTAATACTGGAGTCTCGCCGGAAGATCAGAAGGCGCAACTAATTGCTGGTTTACCATCACAGCTAGCAAATCTTCACCCTACATTGCAACAACAAGCAAGTGCTTTGATTTCAAGAGCAGGTGCTATGGATAAGTCTCAGATTGTTAGTGAGACAGAGCAACTGTTAAGTCAGCAGTCAAAGATTCTTGGTGAGTTGAATCCACAACTACGGGCAGCAGCTAAGGATAAAGCTATCCAAGTTGTATTGCCAAACCAGTTTAGCAAGGAAACAAAGAAAAATCTTGAGCAAGAGATTCTTGTAACGTCTGATGCAGTAGTCAGATTAAACGACATTTCAAGATCGTTTAGACCAGAATATCAGACAATCCAGCGTCAATTTGGACAAACATGGAATACGCTAAAGGATAAATTTGGTGCGTTAAATCCTAAGGATCAAGCATCATTAACTGAGTTTACTCGTTACCGTCAGAACTCATTACAAAACCTTAATCTCACAATTAAGGCTATTACTGGTGCTGCTATGTCTGACGCAGAAGCTGGTCGTATTATGGCTTCGTTACCAAATGCAGGGACTAACGCATGGGATGGTGATAGCCCTACACAATTCAAAGCAAAGCTAGATAACACGATTCAGCAAACAAAATATGCCCTTGCAAGAAAGCAATATGCGCTTAAGAATGGCAGAAATTGGGAAACAATCCCATTGGATTCAATCCCTGACATAGTTCGACAGCGCGGCAAAGAAATTGCCAAACAGTACAATCTTGATGAATCAAAAGCAGCGGATTTGAATACGATTGATAGACAGCTAGCGGCTGAATTTGGAATTCTATTTTAGGTGGGATCATGGCAGAAGTTGATTACGCAAAGAGATTGTTTGCTAGTGAGCCACAAGGTGCGCCTGTTGGGCAACAGGTTGACTATGCGGCAAGATTGTTTTCTGGCGTAAAACCTTCTATTGGTACTGCTCCGAGTTTAGAAAAGCCTCCTGTTGCCATATCAGAGCCATCTAGGGGTGCGAGTATGGCTACTGCCTTCATGGGTGGTATCCCTACGGACAAGCAAGCTGCGGTTAATTACTTTGCATCACAGCGTGGTATATCTCCTAGTAGATACCAAATCATCGATGGTGACATTGCGTATCAGGCTGATGATGGTAAGTTCTACAAAGAGGTCTCTGGCTTAGGTGCTACTGCGGCGTACTATGCTCCTGACGTAATGGAGATGGCTCCTGACGTTGGTGCTGGTGTTGCTTTGGCTCCATTGTCTATAGGTGGCCCGTTAGGTACTGCGACTGCTGTTGGTGGTGTTAGTGCGGTGGCTGCTGGAACGAACTATCTGCGGCAGAAGATTGCAGGAAAGATTGCAGGTCAAGAGCTTGATCCGTTCCAAGTTGGTCTGTCTGGTCTATTGTCTGGTACTGCTGAGTTGGCTCCTGTTGTTCGTAAGGGATTCCAAGAACGTAGACTGGCAAGGGATATTGCTCAGGTTGATCCTCAGTTAGTGGCATCACTTAGGGCTAAATCAGGTCAATACGGCATCCCATTAACTCCGGGTGAGTTGACTAACCTATCGTCGCTACTAGGACAGCAGAAGGTTATTGGTAATGTTCCTGAGTCTTCTGTACAGATGCAGAAGTTCTATAAGGAAAGAGAAGCCAAGGTACAGAGTGCAGTAGATGACTATTTGGCAAGCATCTCTCAGGTTGAGGATGCTGCTATTGCTGGTAATCGTGGTGTAGCTGCATTAGAGGTTCAAAGACAGAATTTGCTCAAGGCTAGAGAGGAAGCTGTTGATCCTATATACAAGGCTGCATTTGCGTCCTCTGTGCCTGTTAATACGGCTCCAGTATTGAACCAGATTGACAATATGCTCAAGACACAGCCGCCTACTGGTCGTGCTGCTGGTTATCTACGCAAGATTAAGGACTTGCTGCAAAAGCCGGGGATTGATGCTGAAGGTAATCAGTTAAAAGAGTTGGTTCCTGAAGATCGTTTACCTAACTTGCAGAACTCAAAGTTTGAGATTGATGCAATGTTCAAGGAAGATGCTTTTAGCTCTTTGGATAAGACAGTTCAGGGAAAACTAACGGCAATCAAAGAAAATTTGCTACAGCAGATGGGCAAGGATAACCCTGACTACATTGCTGCGAACAGGGAGTTTGAGAGACTATCTCAGCCGCTTAACGAGTTCAATGAGCGTATTACAGGCGTTTCATTGATGCAGATGTCTCCTGATAATCTCAAGAACTTTTCTAACCGTATATTTGCTAATCCTAGTCCGGGGACTATCCGTTACGCTAAGAAGCAGATCATTGCTGGTGGTGGTGAGGAGGCATGGAACGCTGTTACAAGGTCTTTCCTTGAGGAGCAATGGACGCTTGCTAAGAAGCCAGCAAAGACTCAGCAAGGGGCCAAACTAGACACAGGTAACACTTGGCAGAATATTATTATCGGTGATCCTAAGCAGATGAAGGCTATGCAAGCCGCATTGTCACCGGAGCAGTTCAAGGCATTGCGTGATTTGTCTGAGGTATTGGAGGCTGCTGGACGGGCTAAGAAGCTAGGTTCAGATACGGCATTTAACCAGTTGGTGACCGAGGAAATGTTCAAGAATCCTCCGATTACTAGCATTACGACTGGTGCGGCTAGGATTATCGGTGGTATCAAGCTAGATCAACCTGCTAAAGCCCTTGCTGACTGGGCTATCCGTAAAGATGCTGCTGTCAATGCCGAAGAAATTGCTAAGATCATAACGAGTCCAGATGGTATTAACAGACTCAAGGAATTACGAAAAATGTCTCCTACTTCCGCTAAGAGATGGGCTGGTACTGCTCAGTTGTTAGCTGATTATGGAATGTTAGAGTCAAGGGAATAATCATGCCAAAGAACAAAGTTAGCGAATACAGCGCAACAGCGTCTAATAATACCGACATCGGCGGCATTAACATTGCTGAAGGATGTGCGCCATCTGGTATCAATAACGCTATCCGAGAGCTAATGGCTCAACTGAAGGATATGCAAGCTGGTACTGATGGGGATAACTTTACCGTAGGTGGTAATTTAACTGTTACTGGTACTGCTACTGGGGCTACTCCTAGCGTTTCTGACGATAGCACTAAGTTTGCTACGACTGCGTTTGTTCGAGACATTATCCCTAGTGGCGTTATCGTCATGTGGTCTGGAACTATTGCCACTATTCCTAGTGGATGGTTCTTATGCGATGGTAATAACAGCACTCCAGATTTGCGTAGCCGCTTTATTATTGGTGCTAATGCTGACGATGCAGGTGTTGCTAAGACTAACGTAACTGGTTCAGCGACTCAAACTGGTGGTTCTAAAGACGCGATTGTTGTTAGCCATGCCCATACTGCGACTGTTACTGATCCGGGTCACGCACATCAGATCATGTCATCGGCAAACATTTCTATAAACCCGGCATACAATACGTTTACAAAATCAGCGACGCAGTCTACTAGTCTTGGGGTTACATCTGGAACTCAGAATAACGGCACATCTTCTGAAACTACCGGCATTTCCGTATCTAACAGCACAGAAGGTTCATCCGGCACTAACGCTAACCTTGTCCCGTACTTTGCACTCGCGTTTATTATGAAGTCTTAACATGGAAAACTTATTCTCTCAAATCGTCGTAGGTATTGGTGGTCTAGGTGCAGGAGCTTGGGCTATGTATCAGAAGATTCAAGCCGATAACCGGAACAATAAGTCTGCTGAGATAACTGATGCTGCATGGCAACAGGTTATTACTACCTTGCGAGAAGAAGTCGAGCGTATGTCTGTTCGTCTAGCGGCTGTTGAAGAACAGAACCGTAAATGCGAGGAGCATAACGAGGAACTCCGTAAAGAGTTAAGCGATATAAAGATGCGTCTCCATGTAGAGTGATTGACCCGATAACCATTGCTGCGGCTTATAAAGCCTGTACGACAGCAATCGATCTCGCTAAAAAAGGCGTAGACCTTTACAAGCAGATAAAAAATACAAGCGGGGACATCAGCGACGTACTGAAAGACCTGAAAGAACAGTATCACAAGATAGTCGATCCTAGCCCTGAGCAGAAGAAGCAATATAACGAAGAAGTTAAGCGAGTTCAGGAAGTAGCCAAGGCTGTACCAGATGACGTGCTTAATGATATTTGGTCGAATCTAGGTACATTTATCGACCAGTACGAGGCTCTGGTAAAGATTTATGTTCAGAGTGAAGCAGCGTCTAAAGAAGTCTATAAAGGTGACTTATCGCTAGGTCGCAGAGCATTAGAGAGGATCAGGCTGGAATCCAAACTTAACGAAATGCTATCTCAAGTACGCGAACAGATGGTATTTGGGACACCTCAAGAGCTTGGCTCAGTTTGGAGCCGTTTTGAGAAGGCATGGGCTGACATCCAGAACGAGCAAGCAGATGCTCTGGCGATAGAGACTAGAAAGATTCAAGCGGCTCGATGGCAACGAAGGCAACAGATAAATCGGGTAAAAAGTCAGCTGGCATGGATTGGGGCAGTCGTTCTTACAATTCTATGGGCAATAATGCTAATGGTTCTGATAGTAAGAAGCGAGACGATGAAAACATCCCTTGGACATTATTGATTACTGTCATGGCGGTGTTATTAACCTTCTTTATCGTAATGCCTATCATCGGATTTATGCTCTGGGATATGCACATAGCGACTCAGGCTGCTGTACATGAAGTCAGAAGGATGAAAGAGTTACGGCGAGACATACTGATAGAGAGGATGTATCGTGATTGATCGCAAGGCATTTAAGAAGTTTATCCCTAACTCAAAGTACTCGGATCAATGGTACGACGCGCTATTCAGTTCTCAGACTGAGCTAGGTGGGAAGTCTCTCCTAGAAGAATACGAGATTACGACTCCTAACCGTATAGCGTCATTCCTAGCCCAATGCCACCATGAATCAGGTGGATTCGTCTGGCTAACGGAGAACCTGAACTACTCTGCTGCTGGTCTCCTTAAAGTCTTTCCTAAGTATTTTGCTACAGACTCACAGGCCAAGGCTTACGCTAAACAGCCGGATAAGATCGCTAACTACGTCTATGCGAATCGTATGGGTAATGGGGACGAGGCTAGCCAAGAGGGGAGCGTCTACAAGGGCAGAGGATTAATCCAACTGACCGGCAAGGATAACTATTTTTGGTTCGCTGCTAGCCTAGAGATGACTCCAGAACAGGCCTCAGAGTACACCCAGACGTTTGAAGGTGCTGCTCAGAGTGCTTGCTGGTTCTGGGAGACTAACAAGCTAAATCGGTTTGCAGACGCTGGTGATCTCAGAGGCATGACTAAGGTCATTAACGGTGGTTACAAGGGTATGGAAGATAGAGAGGCTCAGTATGCGCGCGCTTTGGCTGTTGTTCATTCTTAGTCTAGTAGGTTGTGAGGATAGATTCCGTTATCCCTGTCAAGATAACAAGAACTGGAATAAACCTGAGTGTCAGCGTCCTACCTGTGCTGTAACTGGGACTTGTCCTGACCAGCTAGTACCTGCTGCCGACTTTAAGCCGGAGGAAAAATGAAGTGGAATTCTGACCAAATTGATAGCATCATTAAGCTGATTATTGGCACGACGTTCTGCTTAGTCATTTTGATGATGTCTGGTGTCGCTACATACTCTATTGTTTTCGTCGTGCAGCCGATGACAGGGATCGCACCGGTTGATAAAGCACTATTTGCACTACTTAGCGACATCTCAAAATACTGCCTCGGAGCATTGGCTACATTACTTGCTCTGCGTGGTAAAGACGGTGTTGCTAAGTTGATCGATCCACCACCCGGAGTATCTAAGGCGAGTGATTGGACTGATCCACCTAAGTCACCACCACCATCACCTGTACAACAACCTGTACGCATGGAGCCGACGATAGCTCCTATTAGTTCTGCACCAACGGCAGGTTATAACGGTAAAGCAGCCCCTGAACAACCACCTCACCCGGAGATAACATGATTGCAATACGCATGGTTGGAACTGTGTTTCTTAGTCTATTTCTTGTGTTTAACATTCACGCAGGAGAGACTAAAAAAGTCTGCAATGCCCAAAAAGACAAGAAGGGTAAGGAAGTTCAGGTCTGTCGTGAGGTCAAGGTACACAAGAAACTTGATGGCACGAAAGTACCGCCGAAATGAATCCGTATCTTATCCTCGGCGTTGTATTCGCAGTCGGTGTAGCCGGAGCAGGTGGCCTATACAAGGGTCACAAGCTAGGTAAGGCTGAGGTTCAGCAACAATGGGATAAGGAGAAAGCCGAGCAATATGCTGCTTATGCTAAGGCTCAAGAAGAAGCCCGTAAGAAGGAGCAAGAGCTACAGGCTACTGCGGATCAACTAAGGAGGGAGAAAGATGAAGAAATCAGGGATATTGCTGCTAAGTCTGCTGCCCTTGCTAGTAAGTTGCGCGACAGGAAAGACCGCCCCACCCAAACAGGTTCCGTGTCCAGTACCGCCAGCGTTGGATCAAGCGGCTGTAGCGGAAAAGAGCTTTACCGAGAGGATGGGGAATTTCTTATCCGGATCGCTAGAGAAGCCGACGAACTCCGTACAGCCCTCAAGCAATGCTACACCCAGTACGAAGCCCTAAGAAAGTGACTCTGAGGCTTGCGTAGCGATCTCTGAAGCCGTTTTTATCATCTGGTCATAGGTCTGACCACTACCCCTAGCTATTAAGCCTCCTAGAGCCGCTGCGAAGAAGATACGCCAATCATCGTTGACTGGTACTCCCGTAACTTGTTCTGCCACAGGTTGCCACTTAGGATCATCAGGATTCTTACGAGGTCTGCCCATTACGTTCCCTTAATTGTTTGATAATTTTATTGATGTGGTTTACTGGACTAGGTTTCCCAGATAGGTTCCTGTAGATACTTGGGGATTTCTTATCAAGGCAAGACTTACATATCCAGCGGTTAGTGCGTTTACCACGCCTAAATATCCCACCGTCTTCATCTCTCATGGCTTGGCAACTTGTGCAGAATTTCATAGTCTACGTTGGCAGGTAAAGGCTTGGATGTCTACGCGAAATGCC